GTTCTATGTCATTCATCAACTTACCCTAAAAAATACATTGTCATAGCGGGGCGTCCGCTATCGCGGAGCCCCACAGAGTTACAGATCTCAGTTATCAGAGGTCATAGTAAGCGGCGCGAAAACCGATATAGCCGTAGGCATTGGAGCGGGCATAGCTGCCGTTCGAGTAGAACAAGCCCGCCCCGACGCCATTGAACCAGTGGCCCCCACGGCGCAGAACGCGCTCACCGTCGGTATTCACCCAGAAGTGGTCGCCTTCGTATCCGCTTGCGTCGGCCGGGAACAGTGTAAGGGCCTTAAGGATATCCGGAACTGTTATTCCTGAAGCTGCTGTCAGCGCTTCAAAATCCTTATCGGTGCTTGCAGAAGCTGCTGCCGTTTGTAAAACGCCGTTTGAATATTTCAGAGTGTTCTCTGATCCGGGAGCCACAAGAGAACCGTCCTGGAGGATTGCCTTCCAGAGCGCGGAGTTTGCGGACATATCGGATGTAGCGAGCATGCAGTCAGCATCCTTAACAATGTTGATCTCACCGGAATTGTAACGAGCACCGTCCTGCCATTCCCATACGTCACCGTTCATATCGGCGATACCATCATAAGTACCATCGTGGAACCATGTTGCGGGGCCTGAGCCGGTTGCGGTTCTTCCGGTCTTACCATTGTCTACTGATGTGCCGATACCTACCTCATAACCGTAGTTCTTGTCCTTGCCGAAATCATTGTTGCCGTGTGGCATGAATCCGGACTTCTTGCAAAGAAGCGCTACGGCGGACCATAAAGCCGCCGGTGTAAGAGACCATCCGGCACCCTTTGCACGGCAAGCAGTTCTTGCAGCATCGATATTGATGTTTGTCTTAGGATCCTGCATAGGGAGTGAATAAGCACGGTTGCCTTTCACGATGTTAATGTACTTTGAGAAGTATGCTCTGTCCTTCTCTGCGTTATTAACGATAAAAGCGGGATGTGTGGCTGAAGCTGCGCCTGTGATCAGGGCGGAGTTGTCCATCTTAGGGATGACTACCATGACAGAGGGAAGTCCCATATCGTCAAAGATGACGGTGTTCTTACCGCCGGTAAGCATCTCAATAGCCAGTTTCATTGAATCATAATTTGCCATGTCTTAAACCTCCAAAGCATAAAGATATATAGTGCAGTTATTGATATTGAACGGAACAGCAACGTGCTCGGTGATCTTCTCAGGATTGCCCTCGCCCGGCTCCTGCTCTGGATCGTAGTTCGGATTATCCGACTCTACATCCTCGTAGGTCCTTGCCGGGATCTCTACCTGTGCAACGTATCTCTGTGCTGCATCGCATCCGATAACCAGGAATCCGTCTCTGTCGGAACAGATATCAATAACAACTTTCTCGTCCTGCTCACGGTTCTTAAGATTGATCATCAGATCGTCATCCCCGAAAGTGATACTCTTCTTGTTTGTTGTGTAGTCTATATGTCTACCCTCTGTTACGATTACTTCTTTCATCTTCTCTCCATTCTGTCCATCTCACGGACTGCCTCATTTGTACGTGCTGCTATTTCTTCTGCGCATTCCCTGTGCATGGCATTTGACGCATCCCCGCCAAACTCCCGGAGCATCCTTGCCTCGCTCTCGCATCTCTCTTCTGACCTTATAATGACGTTTGCCATTTACTTGCCTCCTGATACATAAAGCTTTAATGTGGCTGCCGTTGCGGAGCCGGTGTATTCAACCTTGAAGCCGTTCACAAGCTTGTCGGTTATGATAACATCCTCAAGGAATCCGCCTGTCACGCTGGACGCTTCCACAGTAACCTTATAATCGGTGTTGACACGTTCCTGCTCATTGGTAAGGGCAACGGTCTTCTTAGAGTTATTGAACGGATAGCTCTCTGTATTTGTGAGGTTTGTTGTTATTGAGAATCCCACAACCTCGTTAAGAGAATCCCTTGTCTGACGTAAAGCTATAGCCTGCTCGTCGAGACGGTTCTCCAAGAACTGCTTGACCTCGATAAAATCTTCTACGGACACAAGCCCTCCAGGGCTCACATTGATTGTGATGTCGTCGGCATTGCCTACGCTTATGTAGTCAAGATATCTAAGAGAGCCTGGCGCTACGTTGTTGTATGCAGGCATCCAGTCAGGGTGCTCAGGATCAGCAACGGTTATGCTGTAAAGAATCTCGACGTTATCGGAACCCTTTGCATATACGCCTATCTCAGTTACATAAAAGCCCTGTGTGATCTCAAGGTTTGACGCATTGAGAGTGAGCTTACATGTTGCAGCGTTCACAACCTCTGCTGCCGTAACGGGATAAGCTTTCTTTGCGCTCCTGAGTCCGGTCTGAGCTGCTATGGCCGCGGTGGACTCGCTACCTGTGTAAGTGCCATTGCCGATAACAAATTTCGTGAATGTTATGTTTGACGAAGTTCCGGCAAGACACTTTGCATGGAGTGCGGCGCCCTTTTGCGTTAATACTTTCTTGTAATTTCCCAGCATTTTTTACCTCCGCTATATTTTTACCGGACGCGGGAACGTCCGGTATTTAATGAATTGATATCAATAAACGATCACTGCCTGGATGCAGCACATGGTTGCCGCTCCTGAGCTTGCCGTTGCTTCTACGGTAATCACGTCCCCTTCGTTAGCATTAAAGGACTTGTTGACCATGCTTCCTCGAACTATAGAACTGCCTTCTTTGTCTCTGGAATCCACTACGGAACCATTTTTATATATCCTCAGAGTCCCCACCCCGGAGCCTCCGTAAAAACAGCTTACGCCGCCATAGTAGACCGTGCCATTTGCCGGCATGGTAAAGGACTGGCTGTCTGGTGTATATGCACTTGTGCCGAATCCGCACCAAGCGGTAGCGGCTATACACTTCTTATTCCCGTCCCATGTTCCTGTTATTCCCGCGAGTGTCTCGCCCTTCTTTATCTTTCCGGCCGTGAGTGCCATAGTGCCGTTGATCTTTCCGTTCTTACCGTAAGCACTCTTACCGCTTAGGATGTGACCAGCTTCTGCTGTTGCGTCTGCCCCGTAGGTGCCACTAAGCCCTGCTATGGTGGTACCGTTTTTTATAACGCTTGCCACTATTCCAAGAGCTGACCGGAGTTTATCAAGCCCGATTGCGAAGAAGGTTGGCTTTGAGATGTATCCGGGATCTCCGTTATACCGGATCTCGAAGCGGTCCGTGTTATCGCTATTCTTAGTCTGATAGCAAGCATCCCCCACAACTACGGGAGAATTATCAGAGGATGTGTGCTTAATGGTTGCATCCCCTGAGATATTCTTCATTGTTCCTGACCTATAAGCGCCGTTAGACCATGCGCCATATCCTTTAAGGATCTGAGCATTTGAGGCATTGGCATCGCTTCCCTGTGGCTGTGTCTGCGAACCTAAGGAGTTCGCTCTTACCGTCCCCTGCTGATGGAATCCCCTTTGGATGGTGTAGCTTTCGCCACAGTTGATAGTTGCTGCTGCCGCCGCAAAGTCTCCGCCACTGCCTATCTTTCTGCCGGTCTTATCGTAATAGACCTTACCGTCCCTTACGTCGTTTACGGTGGCGGTGGAGTCTGCACCGTAAGTCCCCTGGATCCCTCCGACAGTCTGCCCGTATACTATCTTTTCGGGCTCAATACCTATCTCCGCGGGATAGCACCCAACGTATGCCGACGTGCCTCCGGGATATTTACCCAAAGGCGGAGCCAAAGCTATCTGTATATCGCCATTAGTATCTGTATTCGTCTTTATATCAACCGACTGATGGACCGGAATATTAGGATGTGAGCTGTCAAGACCCGGTGCGCCGTGCATCTCCGCACGGTCAGGGAGCGTTCCTGTCTGCTCTTCCTCAGAGCCTTCGCCCACGAACACACGTCCTGCCACTACATCAGCCGGATCCGCCGTGAGGGAATCAAAATCAATAGTATCGCCGCCAGGCATCATTCTAAGGATCATGATGAGCTCACCCCCTTAAGTGTTAATCCGAAATCAACAGCAGGCTTTCTTCCGTAACATTCGAGCAGTATGCTTCCGCTTTGGCCTGTGGCTACGCCCTTGCCGAAGAAGAGTGATAATGCTTTCTTTTCTGCGACTATGCCGCTTCCGGTGGTGGCTATCAGTCTCGGCCAGACTTCCGCATCAAGGGTATCCGTCATGTTTGTCATCGTTATGGTCTGAGAATATTTAACAGTACCGTCAAGAGCGGTGCCTGCTTCCCAGTTGGCCGTCGGGACTGTAATGTCAGTTTCAGCAAGCTTTGCCTGGATCGCCACTATGGCGTTACGGTTAGCTGTGATCTGTGCCTGCAAGGTCGTGGAAGCTTCGGCGCCAAGCGGGAGCTTGAAATACTGCATCTCACCTTCATACAGAGTCCAGACATAAATTTCCGAAGTATCCACATCGATGTATACTGAGTCTGTACGTCCTCTTTCCGGGAACTCTGCGTAAGTCTTTGTGACTACCGGTGGAGATGCCCAGCCGTAATCATTGGCCTCGCTTGACAGCTTCGTGAGATATTCTCCTGCCGAACCGCCTGCAAGTCCTGCCAGGATGGAGTTGACTGTGTTTCTGAATGCTGTATATTCCGCCGCCGATACATGGGCACCGTCCATGTTGATGGTGACGGTGTTTGCATTAGCGACCTCAAGATTTATCCTCTGCACGATGTTGGAAATGCCTACACCGTTATATGCCGGAACATAAGTGGTCTGTTCCTCCGACGCAAGGATCGCATAAACTATCTCGCCTACTTCCGGATCATTCGCATATATGCACGCTTCGTTAAGATAATAAAGTGTTGTCAGTTCCTCGTTAGTGATGTTCACGGTTACGACTACCGTTGAGCTGTTGCCTGCTGGGATGGATATATCAGAAAAGCTGAACTCCTGTCTCGGCTCCTTCAGTTCTGTTGCATATTCAAGGTCCTCATCAGCTCCCCATAATCCGGATCCGGTGCCGAACTTCGTAAAATTAATGCTCGTGCGACCAGCCTGGGCTTTTGCTATGAGTTCCTGTCCCTTTCTGGTCAGCGCAAATCTTGTAAATATCGCCATTGTTTTCCTCCTACATCAGTACGGAAAGAGTGTCTGAAGAAACCCCCCGCCCCGACTCTTGTGTCCTGCTCTATCTGACTCTCGTCCAGTGTCTCTAAAAGTATGGTCTGCGTATCGAATGATACCGCCATTCCCACTTCAACCGGCATCGGCACATCCCGTTCAAGCTCTTTCCGGAACAGAACCACGTCCTCTAAAAGCTCCGAGACTTCACCGAGGGCAAAGTACTGTCCTATCGGATATGCCTGGTCCTTATCATTGACATTGACATCATTTGTGATGGTGCCTGTCTCGTCCCATGTATAGCCCATGCCGTGAGTGAAAGGCTTTTGGATGTCCTGGGTTGAGGTGATGCTCATTATGTGTGACGACTCATTTTTTACACGGTTGATGGCTTTTGCCATCTGCTCATAGAGCCATGGCGTAAGTTGCGCGCTTGTTGTGATATCAAAGGTTCCCGGAGTTCCGGGGCCGTCAGGAAAGTCATACCACTCGACGATCTCGCCTTCTCCGAACAGCAGTGTAATCAGATCCTGCACGGCTTTTTTTGTGCCCGCTTTTGATTCCCAGATGACTGCATTCTTGACAAGACTCCTCTTGGTATCGATATCAAGGTCCTCTGAATAGTAAGGAGCATTCAGTTCCAATGCCGTAAGGTCAAGGACCTCTTCAGACATGTTGTCGATGTCAGAAAGAAGGTACGTGCGCTTTTGTGACATAAGGAGCGAGGCGACAGCCATTTTATATGCGTAGCTTATTGCTGCCACATCCGCATTTTCTTTAAAAAGCGAGGGCATAAGCTCCAAAAACTCGCCATCCTCGTACTTAGTCATTTTCAAGGCCTCCATATGTCACTGTCTGAGTTGTGAGCTTTGCCACTTCGTCAAACCCTATCGTGGTAAACACAGGTGATGTCACTATCACACGCTTTGCACCTGCTTCCTTCACCAGCTTCACAAGCTCATCCGGATTGATGTCCCTGCCTATCTTCGTCTTTTGCCACATGATGTATTTTGACACCGCGTTATTGACGGCATTCTGAATGGTCAGCGCCGACGCCGAATCAGACTGATTTATGTAGTACGTCATGTTGATGTTATAGTTGACCGTGTCCGGCGCCTGCACTGATATAAGATCTGTCAGCATCTTTATATCAGGACTGTTGAGATAAGCCGTAAGTCCGTTGATATACTCTTCCTGCGGCAGTTCTCCGTCCGCCAGAATGCATCTGATCTCGACCTCTCTCGGGTCCGGTGATGAGATGGATACATCCTCTATGGTCGAATCATAGGTTCGGACATAATATTCATAAGCTCCCTTGGAGCCGGCAGAGGTATATGATTCAGGGGCCAGGAATATGCGTTCTCGCAGGTCATCGTCAGACTCTATATCACGTCCGTTCTGCGCCTTTGTGATATTAGCGACCGTATCGATGAAAGGCACTGCTGCCTCCATCTTATTTATCTCTCCTATCGCATAAACGTTTCCGCCAGTGCCAGCAGTGTCACATAGCGCCTCGACATCAACGTATGTACCACCTGCTGGAATCTCCACATATTCCTGTGTACTAAAGTAAACACCGTCACCGGCTGTCGCTCTGGATCCGGCAGGGACCGGAGTAACGGATGTTCTTGTGCTTGTCATGGAATACCTGAGTGTGACTGTTGCACCTCTGGCCGGATTCCTTGTGACACCTTTGAGGGCTCCGAGATTCTCAAGAAAATCCCCGGTAGCGTATTTAAGAAGTCCCATCTTGCCCGCCTGATCTGTCTTCTGAAAAGCCTGGTAAATAAAATAAGCACCAGCTGATAAGATAAGCCTCCTATCATCCGCTGCTCCTAATACGATATCTTTTCCTGTTAATTCTTTTCGTTTTTCCTTGAACCATTGGATCATGTTGTTCTCTAGCGTCTCCACCGACAGGTTGTCAATGAATGACACATCGGGATAATTCATGATGGAATCAAGATTGCTTGCGCTCATTCCTCCTCATCCTCCTCTTCGCTATCTTCCGTCTCTGCGAGTTCTATCTGAACATTGACCGTCGCCTGGCCATCTTCGCCATACTCAAACTCAACGGACTCGACCTCTACTCTCGGCTCCCATTTCTCAACCTTTTCCATGAGATCCGTTGCGTAATCATTTTCAAGGTCTTCCGGAACAGTGGATAATGATGACCATTTAAGCCCCAGCCCTCTGTTCAACGGTATGGAGCCTTCGGGTATTGCAAGGATATTCTGGAGACAGTCTATGATGTTATTTATCTCTTCCGACTCGTTCTCTGATATGAAATTGAATTTCATGGTATCCTCCCTCAGTTATATTCCGTCATGGTCACGTCTATCTTCATGGAGTAAATTTCACCTTTTTTCAGCACGATATCGTAGCCGGTAGACATATTCGTGATCATTGCCCGTTTTAGTATCCGCCGACCTCCTATGACCAGAGGATAGTACTGTCCGGTCTGTGCTCTCTTAAGCAGTTTCTCCTCCACGGCTATCGGCCTATGGCAGAGCAGCGCATTAAGTTCTATCGTAAAGGTCACCGTCTCAAGATCAGGCCCTGTGAATTCAAGCAAAGGTTTTTTTCCGCCCATTACATTATGCTTCTTGATGTTTGCTGAGAATGAATGCTTCATTCCTGTGAATGTCAGCACCCGCTCATCTGACGTCTGAAATTTAATTCCGCTTCCCCAGTTCCCTATTCTCATGCGTCACCTCACAAAACCTTATTCTTGATCCGGATCAGCTCTGCTAATGTTATCGATCCAGGCGATCCGGAAAATGTTATTCCTCCGCCCTGTGCCGTGATCGATGCCCCTCCGTCCATGATCTTTCCAATTACTATGCCCGCCTCTCCTCCATTCGATAGATGGAGGACCAGCACCTGATCATCTTTCACTAGAGTCTGCTTGCATCCCAGTGGAGCGAATACTTTCATCTTCTGAGTCACCATCCCGCTCCTGTCCGGATAATAAATAGATGCGGTACCTGTTCCGGCATCAAACGATGATACAAATCCTATTCTCACATCCTGACTTCTTCCCATGTCCGCATCTCCTATAATCTGTTAAAAATCTTGTATCCTCGGACCGTCATCTTGTGTCCGGAGCTTACACTCGCTGAATGCGTAACGCTCGTGCAGAAATACTTTCCATTCAATCGTCCCATCTTTGAAATCATGAAATTGTTTGTCGCGTTCAGTCGCGCATCGCAATTTCCTATGGTCGTGAATTCGATGGTCACAGCTTTTTCGTTTTCCTCGTTTACCTTCGCTGCTGCTTTCCTCTTTGCTTCAGCTTCATTCTCACAATGCTCATTGATCTGCATGATTCTCGGACCTGTTCCTACTACTACGCTGATCATTTTCTTTTCGGCTGCTGCATCCACCTTTCCTACGTTGTAGGAGTTTGGATCTCTGGCTGTTATCGCAGCGTCTGCTGCCTTGTCCGCCTTTGCTGCAGCTTTTTCTTCTTTTGTTTTCTTTGCCGTATTCTTTGTTGCGTCAGTATTGGTATACTGCACTGTCGCTCCGGTGTATGTTCCTACCAGAGTGCTGTTCCAGGAATACGATTCCATGTCCTTCGGAGTAAATGTCGTTTTGCACCCACGCGCTTCGTAGATCTTCTTGTCAAATATAACAAGTCCTGTCTTGTAGATCTTCAGGAACATCCCCTCATGCTTGCATAAATCATAAAGGAATTCGCTATCCGTCTGATCCGCCTGCTCTACGACCTCGATCACCGGTTCCGCTCCCCAGTAATACAGATTTGCCATTCCGTATTCTGCCATCTTTTCCTGCGCGATCTGTTTCAGTGTTACATTGCTCCACGATTTTGATTTCTTCGTAGATGAGAAATCCGATGATGCAGGAACAGCTATCCCTTTGATCACGCACACGCTCGGAGGCCCTGAGAAAGTTATATCGTCTACCGTAAAATTGCCGGCGTGATAATTTGAAAATGTCTCTGCTGAGTCCCATTGTGCGAATGTCAGTGCCACCTCGAGATTATGTTCCTTCTCGATCACTGTATTCATCCTCAGCCAGTTTGCAGCGGATCCTGAGAATGTCAGTGTGATCTCGTCGGATTTGCCCTGATCATTGTCCGTATATTCGATGCTTTCGACCCTTGCCGTCAGTCCCACTTCCTTGCCGTCGTATAAGATCAGCGGGACCAGCTTCCTCGCATTAGCCATTTAATACCGACCTCCAATCCGGGAAATCAGATGCGACATCATTATTTGTGAACGAATCTATTGACGGTATGGTCATTTCCAAACCTGCAGGGAATATTAGATAGTCCAATAAATCTCTATTGGCATCCATGAGTTTATCGCAGTACCGTTCCTGTCCATAGAAACGGTATGCGACGGTGTCAAATGTATCTCCTGCAACTGTTATGTACTTTTTTGCTTTCGATGCCATTTTCCCTCCCTTTAGTAGCTGAGTCTCACGTTATCCCGCATGAATCTTTGCATGTAGCTCTTAAACTGCTGATAAGACTCTGCGGTAACTTTTCTCAAATCGCCCTCATTGGCTGAACCACTTATCTGAAATACCGGAGCATAAGTCACATTCGCAGCACCGCCTGTTGTGCCTATTCCAGTGTTGCCTGCTGCCGCAAGTTCCTGTCCGACCTGGTTATAGAGATCTGCTGCACGCTGTGATCTGTTGATAGGAATGATTCCCTCATCGTCTCCGCCCTCACCTATCCATGACAGCGTTGGTTTTCTTACGATGGATCCTTCAGCGTTCCGCTTGATTCCCGGTAAAGTCGGACTGAATGCACCACCGAGCTGTGAGTATCGTGTCGTGATATTCACGTTCATAATCGCATCTACTGAAATCGGATTTTTGAAATCGCTCTTTGCTCTACTCTCAGTTTCTTTGTAGACCTCATCTACACCTGAATCGACCTTTGTCTTATTGTCAATGATTGACTGACTCAGTTCTTCCGGAAGCTCCGTACCCTTCGCTTTCAGCTCTCCAAGTGCTGATTCATACTGCGGGTTGTTGACTGCTGCCTTTCCCAGCACTTCAAACATGGCATCCATGTCTCCGCTCAGTGCTTCGAGGTTCGTCACGCTGTCGAGTGATTTCTGTAATGACTCCGGAATTGCCTTCCCTGCTTCCTGCAGTTCTTTTGCCTTTTCCCTCATTGCATCGATCTGAGGCTGCATCTTCTCCAGTAGCTTTCCGATTGCATCCTGTGTTGAGCTGTCGACGTTAAACTGTCCGATCAGGTTTGAGCCATCGAGCGCATCTCCGAGGCCATTGGCTCCGCCTTGCATCTTCTCGATTGCGTCCTTAAGTATCTCCGGTGCCTTGTCAGCGAATGCATCAATTTCTGACTGATATGATGCTTCTACGGTGTCCAACGAATAATTAAATCCCTTTTCACTGAGTGCATCGAGGTTTGACTGCAGTTGCTCATCCAGATCCGCTTTCAACGTATCGTATGAGTCCTGCGTGATCTCTCCTCTATTCAGTCTGATGTTTAGAGCGCCCAGCTGATACTCATAAGCTGTATTGAAGTTTTCTGTCTGGGCATCAATCTGATCATTAATTTCTCTCTGCAGGTTTTCAAATGATTCATTTGTCAGCGCTTCTCCGGAGTATTTCAGTTCGATTCTCTGCAGCTTCGCTTCTGACTGTGCCTGTGATACTTCGTTTGTGATAGCTGCCAGCTTTTCCTGCAGCTCTTGGATCATCTTTGCTTCATCAACGTCGATGATTCCGTCTTCCATTGCATCGCTGTAGGCTTTTCCGAGCTGATTCCCCAGCTCTGTGACCTCTCCGCTCATGCTGTCGTACATACTGTCCAGCTCAGTGAGTAGTGCGTTCCCCTTCTCACTGTTTTCTCCGAACATTGCCGTTACTGAGATGTGTGCTGTGTACTTCGCCTGTTCTACTGCCTGCAGGCTCTGCTCGACCATCGAATCGATATTCGTTTTCAGGTCCGCTGAGTCTGTTTCTGTCAGCTGGAACCCGGATCCGACTTTCCATGTGATCCTCGATATCTTTTTGCTGGCGTCTTCGACCGTCTGCGCGATCTTGTCGACCTTTGTCATCTCCTCCATCGACTCTGCCAGCTTGCCGATCGTATCCTTTCCCAGGATGTCGGTCGCTACCTCATGCAAGTCTTCAAGAGATAATGTCATATTTCCGAAATGTTTCTCCAGGTTCGCATCTTTCGCTTTCTTCGCTGCGAGTTTTTCCTGTGTCGCAATTCCCGCAATCGCTCCGCCTAGTAATGCGATTCCACTGATTGCCAGTGTTACCGGATTCGATGCCATTGCAGCTATGAATCCGGATATTGCAGTAAAGGCTGCCGGTGCTTCCTGCGCTACCTTCAGCGTCGTGATTGCTGTTGCAATTCCCACGATGATTCCGGCAGTCTTATCTCCGTTATCAAGCAGCCATTTTCCGGTCGCAATCATCGGATCCGCAAACTCCATCAGAGCATCTTTCCCGTCCAGTAACTGTCTCCGCACTGTCGGAATTGCTTCTTCGAGGTACTCGGATGACAATTCTCCGAACTTATAGATCCACTGTGTTCCTTCCTGGACAGCTTCTCTCAGCGGAGTCTTGAACAGGTCATACATTCGGATCGCATCGTCCTCCATTGCTGACCTTGCGATCGCCATGTCTCCCTGAAGATTATCCATCTTCGTTTCGGCCATCTTCTCCATCGCTCCATGGCAATCTCCGAGCGATGCTGCCAGTGAATCCCATTCTGTCGTTCCATCTTCGAGCGTTGTCGTGAGTCCCAGGAGGATGTTATTCAGATCCGCTGTATGCTCTTTGCCTCCGATTGCTGCGACCGTTACCTGTTTCTCTTCGTCGGTCATTGTCGACAGCTTCTCGTTCAGCTCTGTGAATGTCTGCTTCAGTCCCTTAAATGTTCCGTCCTCGTTAAATGCCGACAGCTGCAGCTCTTTCATCTTCTTTCCGGCTTTTCCTGTTCCGGTTGTCATATTCGCTATGACAGCATTCAGGGCATTGCCAGCTTCAGCACCCTTGACGCCACGATTTGCCATTATTCCGAGGACTGTTGCAGTATCTGTCACCGGTGCCTTCAGAGTCTTCATTACACCACCGACTCCGATCATCGCATCCATGAATTGCTCTGCAGTCTGGTTTGACTTGTTATTAGCTGTAGCAGCTATGTCTAGGTAATTTGCTAAACCATCGATCTCGACTCCAGCTGCTGCCATTGAATCTGTTACCAAGTCTGATGTTCTGGCCAGATCGAGGCCGGATGCTTCTGACAGTCTCAGAACTGATGGAAGTGCTTTGATTGAATCGTTTACCGACCATCCCGCAAGAGCCATGTACTCGAGCGCATTTGCTGATTCGCTGGCCGTCTTCGATGTTTCTCTGCCCATCTCCATCGCTGCCTGCTTCGCTGCTGCGTACTCTTCCTGACTCGCTCCCGCTGTCGCTGCCCATGATGACATCGCGGATTCAAATCCGGATCCGACCGTTACTGCTGCGGCTCCCAGAGCTGTTGCTGCTCCCGCTGCGACTTTCATCGCGTCCACTGCAGCGCCTGCTGCCTTTGTGAGCCCTCCCCACATAGAATCAATGCCAGGAGATGCTTTTGCGAATGCTTCCGATGTCGATACCGCTGTTCCTTTCACCTCTCCGGATGCCTTCGCTGCAGCCTTTGCAATCTCTCTCATCTGCTTCTTTGTCAGATTGGTTGCCTGCCCCAGAGACTGGTCCACCATTCCGACAATCTGCAATGCTAATTGATATTTGCTGTTTGCCATACTGCATCTCCTTACGTTGATTTATTTTCGTTTCTTGTTTGCATTCAGAATTTCTTCTGTCACCTTGTCCAGCTCATCGATCGGCAGTTCGTATAAAAACTGCATCGATGTTCCGGTTCTCAGAGAAATAGCTACGATCGCCCTCCTGATCGAATCGATCGCTTCCGGAGTTAGACCGTTGCGTAGAAAAAAGTTACTACATACTCCTTCAGTCTGATGGAGTCTCGCGCACTCATTCTGTCACAGAAGTCCCATGGTTTCTTATTGCACCGAGCTGCTACCAGCATCGCATACTGTCTTGTCAGCTCATTACGAGCGCCTGCAAAACCTCTGCGCGTCATTTCTCTGTCTATGTCTACGAGATCGTGTGCATTCAGATCCAGTAATCCGGATAGGTCCAGCTCTGTGATCTCTTCGCCGTCATACTTGAATGACTGGTTCAGTTTGAATGACATCATCTCTTCAATTTTCTGTTCTTCATTTTCAACTGATTCCGGAGCTGCATTCTCAGCAGCTCCGATCTCAGCATTCTCAACAACCTTTTTCCCCATAACCATCCACCTTTTTGATTAGCAGTAGCGACGTACAGCCTCGAGGAGGTCTGTTCCATCGATCTTGCAGATATTGTTAAGCTTATCGATCTCGATAACCTTCTCGCCATCGATCTCTACCAGCACGTATGTTGCCTCGATTGTAACGGATGAGGACATCGGATTTGCTGGCTGCATTGAGCCGGGCTTAGCTGCCACGCAGCGTCCTCCTACAACGTACCTGAATCCGCAGAACTCAGATACACCAGTGGACTTGTTTGTTACCTGGATCGCACCTCTGATATTGAGTCTTGCAACCTTCATAGGGTTCATGATGGTTGTGACATCCTTATACATAACGCGGAACGGAATCTCCTGCTGGATGGAATCATACTGACCGATTACCGGAGTATTGTAGGTACCTGCGACGCCAGCACCACTGATAGTCGCTGTGAGGTTTGTGAGGTCCGCAAGGGACATCTCACCTGTTACGCCGATCAGCTCATCGCCATCGCCGTTGTAAACTTTAAAATTGTTGATGATTTCAGGAATTGCCTGAGCGTTGATAACCTTTGACATCTTTATTCACCTCCTAATGCAGTCTGAAGAATCGTCGGGTCAAATTCGATGACATTCTCGATCCACTCTGCAGGAGTCCAGAATGCGATCTTTGTTCCAAAATGAACCTCGCCATTGAGGATTGATGTGATAGGGTTGTCTGCTTCGCTGAAGCTGATAACGCCGCCTGCGATAGCTCCTGATGATGTGAGCGAGTTGAGATAGATATTCTCACTGTCTACAACAGCCTCGATGAGTCTGTATGACGCAGGATCATCGACCTTGCTCTTGTATGTCAGAATAAAATGATTTCTGTACCAACTCATCATTCTTCTGCAAGCGATCCAGCGGTCTTTGGGGTCTGTGTTGCCCGGATATGCTGAGGTGTTGTTGCCCCAAGCCTTCCATCCCTGATCATTGACAGCTGTAACGATGCCATAGCTGTTTACAAGTGCCGCCTGTGAATTATCCAAAAGAACCTCTGTACCGTCATCAAGAACTGCTGCAGTCATGTTGAGGAGCTCATTTGAAGGCGACTTATAAGGCACATCGCCGTGCTGTGCATCACAGTATGCTGTCATTGCGGCCCATACTGCTGAGTAGAAGAATGTCTTTTCTCCAAGCTTTACCTTTGGCCAGCAAAGGATGACATGCGGGTCGGCAACGCCGAGGTTTGTCTTTGCAGTGAGAAGAGATGTGTAAACAGCCGCGCCTGTTGATGAGTTTGCCGCGATATCAACAACTGCTTCACATGTGAAGAGATTGTTGAGCTCCTGACACTTAGATCTGATGACTGCCGCAACGGACGGATTGTGTGACCAGCCCGGTGCAAGGATGAGGCCCGGTGTGAGTCCAAGTGTAGGATAGATCTGACGGATAACCTCAAGGCCCTTCTCCTCTCCTGTGGTTGCATTGACACCACCGATGATGTCATTTGCAGTAACTCCTGAAGGTGCCAGCTTGTTACCTGCCACGATAACGCTTGTAAGGCCTGTGGTGGCTGCGGTCTCAAGGATGGTGATATCGAGCGTTCCATCATCATTGAAAGATGTGAGATAATCTGTTCCCTTTGTGAGAGCAGTATCTGCATCTGCCTTAACGGTGAAGTTGCTGTCAACAAGAACGCCCTTCTCGGTCACCTTTGCAACGCCATCCACGATGGAAATGGTTCCGCCTGTCATAGCTGTCTTGTGGTTGGCATTTGACGGATCAAGGACATTGATGAAGATCACAGGTGCTACTGCAAATACCCTGAAAGAGGCATCCATTGCCTGGCAGAGTGTGTATTTTTCGTAATCGTCACTGTAACCCAGAGCCTTCACTGCCTCTTCAAACGAATATGCGATGATAGGTTTATTTACTGCTGCCGCAGGATCCTCTGCAAGGTTAACCGGAGCCGTTCCGACAACAACCTGAAGACCTGCTGTTCCCTCCACGGGAGCCGCAAGCTGTGTTGGGTTTTCTCTCGTGGAAATCTTGTGATTATAAGCCATTTTTTATTCCTCCTTGGTTATATTTTGTTAAAACCAGCTTATACATTCTCGCTCTCGCACTGTTCTTGTCCTGGAGTTCTGTCTGGGCTTTGTTAAGCTCTGCCAGAGGGACAATCAGACTTTTGAATGCAGGCATGTCTTCGGCTGCTTTCTTTAGGGTCTCTGAAATTCCGTTATTAAAGACCGTGCCTCTTGCCACTCCGGGAATGGTCGGTCCTATGTATGCTTTTATCTCAACAGCTGATGTAGTTTCTTCTGCAGATTCTGTAACTGTCTCTGCAGTTTCTTCTACCGGCTGTGTCTGCTTTGGTTTTTTGCTCATATATACATTCCTCCGCTTTCTCTCTGTATGCCCGGATATGTGAAATTCATGGTGATGGCTCCGAAGAAATACGGATATGTATCCTCTTCCTGCAGAGCGAAATCAAAATTGCATTCACATGTGTACTGGCTCGCCAGCAGCGGGTCTTTTGCGAATCTCTCATATACTTTCCAGATCAGGTTGTTAATGTCATCACTCCCCTGATTGTTGAGATCATCGTCAAAGATTCCGAACTCAACCCCCATAAGAACACTGACATTCGCATTCGGGCCTTCAATGCTCCCCTTAATAATACGGACCGCGCACCAGGGACACTTGAACACAGATTCTTCGATCTCCTCCTCTTCATACGCTATGCTCTCCTCGTACTCATTCTCAGAGTTCTTCTGAGCCGGAATTGGAAGTGACTGACCGAATACCGATAGATGTGCACGTTCATCTGAGTGAGGCTGTTTAAATGTCATCCCGGATGTGATCTTCCGTATTTCCTCTTCAAGTGCCATCCGAAGGAATACCGGGACACGTCCTCTTGTGTTGAGTTCCATTTACTTACCTCCCAGCGCTTTCGCAAGCGCTACCTGAACCTGCTCTCTCAGTTTCTCGCCTATCTTCGGCTCAACCTCCGGATAGACCTTTTCATTCCTTACCATTGCCCGGTCTGTTGAACCGAGTATCTGGCGAAGCTTCTCCTTACCTGTGGCCGTCTTCTGACCTGATCTGACGAACATCCCTGTTCTTCCGGAACCCATGGTAGCGATAAATGCGCTCTTGTAGGTGGTCATTCCTCCGGCTCTCCACTGTGATGATTTGACCGTGTACTTTTTCTGTCTTCCGAGCATCCTATAGGTGCCGCCTATCCTGCGGCGCTTGACGCCGGATTTTAAAAACCTTGTCGGTGTCGCCTTAGGAGACGCACGGAACTTCAGGATACTTGGCACCCTCTGCTGGTTACCGAAATCAATCTCGGCTCCAAGATTCCCTACAGTTGCCTTTTTGATCACTGATCGTGCGTAGATTCCGCTTGTTGCGTACACCTTCTGGGCCTTTGACGAAAGCTCTCTTCGTGCGAATTTAGCCGTATCATTCACGGCTTTTTTGAAAACCTGCTCTTCTGATTTTCCTGTGACATTCCTGAGCGCCGCAACAACGGCATTGATGTCCTCTTCTTTCAGGTTAAATTTGATATCTACACTCATGACGATAAAGCCCCCAGTGTGATCGAATAAAGTGCTCCTTCGTCTACCGCATCACTGATACGGTATTTCTTTCCGTCGACTTCAAGCACTCTCCCGACTGCCGGAAGAGGTCCAAATTCTGACCTGGAAACATAAAAAAGGAGCTGTCTTGCGAAGATTCCCTCAATGCGTCCTTTGTCCGACTGCTTCTTTGACCGCTCGATGATCTCGGCATTGTCAACGATGACGTTCATTTTCTTTCCGTCTACCGTATGACTCTCTCCGAATTCATCGGGATTCATAAACACATTGCCGATATCTTTAAATAACTGCTCCTTAAATCCCATTATTTTCTCTTTCTTACCGGATTGTCCGGTATCTACCCTATCAGGTTCTCGTCTGATTCGAGGTCGCCTTTTGCAGTTCCTGTGAGCCCTGCCTTTGCAGTTCTCCTTTTTGCCTTCGGTCTTTTTTCAACTGCTTCGGTCTCATAAGCAGAATCACATTCAATCCACTTACTCTTCTCCTCAGACTCTTCCGGGAGTATGTCCCCCGGAAGATACTGATGGTTATGATAAAAGATCGTTGATTTCGCTATCAACATAGGCTCATCCGATCTTGACAGCGACTGTGCTGTCGCCTGCTGCGGCCGCAGATGCAACGAATCCTGCTGCAGGGTAGTAGGTAGGTGTTTCTTCACCGTCATTGTCTGCCTCAGTGATGCCTGTACCGTCCCAGTAAACAGCCTCACCGAGTGTGAGGGCATTGGAGCTTGACTTAGGCATCTCAAATACTCCTGCAACGTGTACGCTTCCGACCTCGCCATCCGGGATATCGGTGCCGATGACACCAATTCTTCCTGCCTTTCCGGCTGTCAGAACTACGACTGTTCCTGCATCAATCTTTGCACCAGATGCATTAGGATAATCGAGAGCTTCACCTCTCTGTAAATATGTTGCTGCCATTGTTCATTCTCCTTTCTCATCAGATGCTGAGAGCAACGCCCGGGTTCTTTACGATACCGCGGAAATCACGTACCCAGATACCTGCATCAATATATACGTCCCATACAAATCCAAGGGTGCCTGCTGCCTCCATACGTCTCACTGTAGGAGTCTTCTTACCATTCAGGTAATCAACACCGACAGATGGAGCTGAAAGAGGATCTGCAACCATGAACCAAGGGATTGCATTTGCTCCTGCCATTGCATTGAGCTGTGGTGACTCGATAACATCGAGAGGATAGCTCAGATTTGCAAGAGCGTTCTTATCGTTGTTGTTTGTTCCTGGTGTCTGTGCAGAGTGAAGGATTGTGTAAAGGTCGAATCCATAACCTACAGGAACAACGATGTGTCTCGGTGTTACATAGATGGGCTCTCCGAACTGATCCTTCTGAAGCTGCATGGTGAGGATCATCTTCTGGAGGGATGCAACTGATGGAGCTGTGCCCTGTGCGATAACGTTATTGTGATCAGCATGGAAAAGAGTCTTTCCATCAAAGATCTTCTTGTTATCGAAGATGGTCTTATAAACAAGCTTATCGATGGTCTTCTTTGCCTTTACTGCATAGAGACCAGGCATACGTGTGACAAGGCCGATGTCATCGTTGATGAATGCCTGTCTTGTCATTGTGAACTGCTTGCCATAGGTCTTGAGCTTTGATGTAGGAAGAAGCTCTGTGTCAATCTTTGAATTCTTGAGCTCTCCATTCTCAGGAACCTCATCGAAATCACCCACAGAGTTGATCACGTACTCATGGTCCTTAGTCTCCTTGAAGTCGCTCTTTGAGCCTTCTGTTACCCAGAGCTGGAAAGTTGTAGGTGCATGCTGATACATCTCAACTACTGACTTATTCACTGCTGCATCCATGATTGCAGGGAATGCAGATGTCGGATTGAAGGCCTGTCTTGTGAGCTCATTGAACACTTCATCAGAAGACATTGAACGCACTCTCATGGAATCCATTCCGGATCTGATGAGACACTCCTGTCCAAGAGAACGAAGGTCCATGTTGCGGAAGGACTCAGCGCCTTCAGCGGCGTTCTCTACAGCAACACCGGATCTCATTGCAAGTCCGTCGGCTGCTGCCGCTCTGAACTTATCACCCTCATCCTGTGTCACTCTTGCGCCTATAGGTGCGTGTGTCCTCTTAAGTTCCTCAAGGACTGCTGCTCTTGTCT